TGTTGATAATCTAGTTGCTATTTCTACATTCTCTGGAAATTATAACGACTTATCAAATAAACCTCTTATTCCTTCTATAGTTGGTCTAGCGTCTGAAGGTTATGTTGATAATGCAATTTTTGGAATATCTACTGAAAAATATTGGAAATCAACAGCGGCGGGAATTCATACCCTTTCTAATGTCGGCATAGGAACCACAAATCCAACAAGTGCTCTTACAGTAATTGGAAGTATATCAGCAACTGGCAATATTTCATTAAATTCCGGTTCTGCTGAAAGAAGTATTGGATTTAACAATGGATCATCAAACGTATATTTCTATCAACTTCCTACCAATGATCGTAATGGTCACACTGGTATGTTTGATGGAACTAATAATAGATATATTTGGAGATATTATCCAATATTTGATTCATTCATATTTGATAGAATCGTATCAATCACTGATACACCAAGTTCAACATCTCTTACTGGAACTCCTTCTCAAAAATTACAAGTAACAGGTGGTACTTATATAAGTGGAAACACTGGTATAGGAACCACAAATCCAACATCAAAACTGACAGTTGATGGAAATGTTAGAGTTACAGGAGTTGTTACGGCAACAACTTTTGTAGGAAACTTCTCAGGTTCAATTACTAATGCAACAAATCTTACTGGTGGAACTGCAAATGCTTCTTCTCTAAATGTAAGTGGAGTCACTACTATTTCTCAAGGTAGAATTCAAGCAGATGCTGTTGCAAACCTCAGATTTGGCAATTTACCTGCAGGATCTGGAAGTGGTAGAAATATTGCGATTGGTGATCAGGTTCTTGTATCATTAAGTGGTGGTTCAGGAAGAAATATTGGTATCGGAGAACTCTCATACTACGATACAACCACTGGCCAATACAACATCGGTGTTGGTGGCAGAGCGGGTCAAAAAGTTTCTACAGGATCTTACAATGTAATCCTTGGTGCTTATGATGGAAACTCTGGAAACCTTGACATCAGAACTTCATCAAATAATGTAGTGATTGCTGATGGTGAAGGAAATATCAGACAATACATAAACTCCAGTGGTAATGTTGGCATTAAGACCACAGTAGTTACAGAAGCACTTACAGTTGTTGGTGTTGTATCTGCCACAAGTTTTTATGGAACATTAAATGCAGATCAACTTACTGGTGTATTGCCTGCAATTGATGGTTCTGCATTGTTTGGAGTTGTTTCTATTGGTGCTGGAGTTGAAATTAGAGAAGATGGAACTATTGTTGGAACTGCAGCAACAATTAACTTTGGTTCAAATATAAATGTTTCCTTTGGTTCTGGTATTGCTACTGTTTCTGGCGCAAGTTCAGTATCTGAAGCATCAACTGCTTATGGACTTGCGGGAACTCCAAATGTATCTCTTGGCAATGTTACTGCAGGAATAGCAACTTTTAATAATGTTCAAATAGGATTATCTACATCATTAATTGTATCATCTGGAAATATACAACTTGGGACAAATGCATCTGGATTATTAATCAAGCAAAATGAAATTAACTTAACTGGACCAAGTGCAACTGATTTAAATTCAACTTATTTTTCTAATATAAAATTAAACAAAGTTGGAGGTGGGTTTAAATATGATTTAGAATTCCATAGTAATGGATATAGTTCTGGTGATATTGGAGATTTTATTTTCTACAGAAGACAATCTGGTTTTTCTAGACAAGAAAGATTTAGAATTAGTGGTGAAACTGGAAGTATTTCTGCAACAGGTAATGCTAATATTTCTGGAATCATCACTGCATCATCATTCTCTGGTTCTGCATCAGGTCTCACAAATATTCCTGCAGGACAACTTACTGGGAATCTTCCTGCAATTGATGGATCTGCACTTCTTAATGTCAATGCAACAGGATCTGGTATTGTTGTTTTAGATGATAATGTGAATGTTGGTTCTGCTAGAACGATTAACTTTGGAACTGGACTTGATGTTAGTTATTCTACTTCTGGCATTGCAACAATCACGGCATCTGGTGGTTCATTACAATCGAGAACTACTGTTTCAGGAACAACCGCATCATTAGCAAATAATGGAATTGGTAATACTAACATTACTGGATTTAAATCTTATGCTCTGATGAAGGTCGGTCTATCTACTGCAGGTTGGTTACGCATATATACTGATAGTGCATCTCGTGTTGCCGATGCTTCTAGAAGTATTGGAATTGATCCATTACCTGGAAGTGGAGTAATTGCTGAAGTAGTTACTACCGGAATTTCAACAACTCAAATAATTTCTCCCTTTGTGATGGGTGGAAACCTCGATGATCCTGCTGATACTACAATTTATGCAGCAATCACAAATCTTTCTGGTTCAACTCAATCAATTACCGCAAACCTAACCATTCTTCAACTGGAGGCATAATAAATGGCAATTACAACTACAACTATTTCTAAGGCAGCAGGATGGGCTAGAACTGATGCAATTTATCAGTTGGAAAGTGCATTTACTTGGTTAGGCTGGCATGGTGAAACACAAACTGGTATTGTAACTGGTATTAGTGCTTATAGTGGTGGTGGAACTGTAGGATCATCGGGAACATCTTATTATGATGTGTTTACTGCAACTTCAACAGGAATTGGAACTGGAGCAAGTTTTTATGTTTCAAGAAACAATGGAACAGTAAATTCAATTTATGTCAATCGTCCTGGTGTTGGATATACAAATGGAGAGTATGTAACATTATCACCAGCAGATACTGGAGGTGCTGGAAATGGTGCTGTTGCAATTGGCATTACTGTTTTAGTTGAGGGAGGTGCATCTCCAGTTAGTTATGGATCCACAACTACTTTTTATGATAAAGATGTAACCACTGGGGGGACATACCCTTGGGGAGTATTGAGACACACAATTCAATCAAATAAGAAATTTGGAGATACCTATAGGGGATTCCAAATGGTAAGTAATACTAATTTGGCATTTCATGTTGGGTCTGCATTTCACCCTTCAAATGTTTCATCTCCATATGTTAATAGGGCAAGTGGATATCCAAATAGATTTGCTGGTAATTCTAGTTTTGATATTCCAGTTATACCAGTTGTAAGTAATATTGCTTTTGATATATCATCTAATAATTGGGGTTATATTACCCAAACTACTACTGCTGGTGAAACAATTGCAAATTCTACATCTTATCAATTAGATTTAAACATTTATAAGTCAGGAGTAGATCCAAAATTTGCAGTCTTATCTTATAAACATCCAACACTATCTTCTACAAAATTAAGAGATAATACATATCTAACTTTCATATCTCATAATTATACATCTACACTATGGGATTATGACAATGTATTTTTGAGTGGATTAACTTTAATTATTCCATACGGAGATGATTCTACTCCTTATTTAGAATTTAGAACATATATTGCTGGTGAATACAATAATTATAGTAGTACCATCCCATCAAAACGTGCTGCTGAATTTGGATATGTTCCTCTTCCTAATGGGAATTATATGTCTCCATTTAAAAGTACATATTATCGTTCAACATCTTGCCCACAAGGTTCAAACGTATATGACGCAAGCATTTATCTAAGAAATAATGCCACAACATCAAATCGTGGTAATGGTGGAGAGAATAATATAGATTATTTACCATCATCAGCAAACTTTAATGCTGTAATTAAAGGTATTCCAATCAGCACACACTTAATTCCTTGCCCATACTATATTCCCGATGACTTTGTATTGATTGATTTTGATTATGCAACACCATCTTCGAATATTCAACAAGGTGATACTATTACTATCAGTGGTTCTGAAGTTTATACTGTAATTACTGGTTCTTATAATCAAACTACGAGAACTCGTGGTATTCTCTTCTGTGCGAGGACTGTCTGATGGCAGATTTTACTTTTCCAACTTTAACAACAGCAGTTGTTGGTTTTGTATCAACTACAGCATTTCAAGTTCAATCTACAAGTTCTTATATAATTGAACCTTCTAATGGAACTGTGAGACTTGGGAATATAACTGGTTCTAACTTTAGTATTTTAACAGATACTAGACCTGGATACTTAACGGGAAGAAGACCAGTATCCGGTCAAGTATTCCCTCGTGGGGTTTATAATAAGTAGTTTAATTTCAAGAGGGGCACTCCCCCTTGACAGAGGTGTTTTTTTGTGTTATGATAAATACATCAACAAGTTAAGAAATGTAACAAGTTCTTAATGTTGCTCCTCTTCCTAACCGAGACCTATGGGGAGGTTAAACACAGTCTCTCATATCCACACTGGAGGGTGGTGTGGAGTATACTGATACTAGTTCGTCCCCCCGAACTCATATCTAACACTCTTAAACAAATGACTGCTACAATTTCACAACAACGACAATCAAATACTTGGGAACAGTTCTGCAACTGGGTCACTTCAACCGATAACCGACTTTATGTGGGGTGGTTCGGAGTTCTTATGATCCCAACGCTGCTTGCTGCTGCTACTTG